ACGCAGAGTGATTTTAGGGGGCCGGGGGGTAAGTACCCCGCCACGCACCGGGCCGGTTCTCTCTCCACGCTGTGTGGTGGCGCTAGCCTGCGGTTGTGGCCAAGTTGACCGCATCTGTGGATAAGTTCGTGACCGGTCTGCGCAAGGCCGACCAGCTCGACGCTCGAGGCGAAGCACTCGCCGAGCTCGCGCTGTCGGTGGCTCGTGCGATCGACGCCGGCGACGTGAATGCGCAGCTGGTGCGTGAACTGCGGTCGACACTCGTCGACCTGGAACCGGTGCATGATGAGTCTGATGCCTTCGAGCGAATCGCCGCCGAGCTGCAAGCCGCAGTTCACAACCCCGAGGACTGACCGGCCGTCGCACGGCCAGGCGGTGCAGGCGGTCGCGCGCATGATCGGCATCGACCTGATGCCGTGGCAGCGACACGTGCTGGACGTGGCTCTCGAGATCGACCCGGACACCGGTCTCCTGGCATACCGGGACGTGACGGTGACGGTGCCTCGCCAGGCCGGGAAGACGACGCTGATGCTCTGCCTCATGACGTGGCGCGCGCTGAGCTTCAATCGCCAACGCATCGTGTTCACGGCGCAGACTGCGCAGGACGCTCGGGACAAGTGGCGCGACGAACACGTGCCGACCCTCGAGCAGTCGCAGCTCGCCGACCTGTTCAGCGTCCGGCACTCCAATGGCAGCGAGGCGATCCGATGGCGCAACGGTTCGCTGCAGACGATCGTGGCGACGACCGAGAAGTCAGGCCACGGCAAGACGCTCGACCTGGTGATCGCCGACGAATACTTCGCCCAGCAGGACGCTCGTCTCGAGCAGGCGCTCAAGCCGACGATGATCACTCGGCCGCAGCCGCAGTTCTGGTTCATCTCGACCGCCGGCACTGCGTCGTCGGTGCCGCTGCGCCAGAAGGTCGACCGAGGTCGTGACGCTGCACGTTCCGGTGAGACCTCGGGGCTGGCTTACTTCGAGTGGTCGGCCGATGATGACGACGATCCGGCCGCTGAGTCGACGTGGCTGCGCTGTCATCCGGCGATCGGTCACACGATCGACGTGGGTGCGGTGCGTGCCGAGTTCCAGTCAATGGAGCTGGCCGAGTTCGAGCGGGCGTTCCTGAACCGGTGGACCGAGGGTGTCACCGCTGCGCCGATTCCGGTCACGACCTGGGAGCGACGCGGCGTGCCGGATCTGCACATCGACGGCGAGGTGGCGTTCGCCTTGGACATGGCACCCGACCGGGCCTACACGTCCATCGCAGTCGCCGGTCCGGCCGGGAACACGACCGGTGTCGAGCTGGTCGACCGACGCACCGGCGGCGATTGGGTGATCGGCCGGGTCGTGCAGCTGTGGGATCGGTGGTCGCCGATCGCCTTCGTGGTCGACATGGCGGGTCCTGCATCGACGTTCGTGCCTGACCTCGAGGCCGCAGGCGTCAGGGTGATCCGCACGAACAGTCGTGAGATGGCGCAGGCCTGTGGTCGCATGTTCGATGCGGTGCTGAACGACAAGCTGGCGCATCGTGGGCAGCCGGAGTTGACTGCTGCGGTCGCCGGTGCTGCGAAGCGCAAGTTGGGTGACGCTTGGGCGTTCAGCCGGTCGGCTTCATCGGTCGACATCTCGCCGCTGGTCGCAGCGACCTTGGCACTTTGGGGCGCTACTACGCTGGAGCGTGAGACGGTGCCTGAGGCACCACCTGTGTTCGCCTACTGACGAGGACCGATGGCCTGGATCGCAACGCTGCTCGAGCTGGCCGGGATCGTCGCCATCTGTGTCGCAGCGTGGTTCGTGTCTCCGGTGCTCGGTCTGGCAGTGAGCGGTGTGGCGCTGTTCGCTGTCGGCTGGTTCCTGGAGCGTGATTGATGGGTCTGTTCAGGCGTGGTGCATCCGAGGAGCGTGCGATCACCGCCGAGGACGTGATCAACCTCGTGAACGATCGGCGACGCTACGGCAACGTGCCGCAGGCGGTGACGACGGACTCGGCGATGCGTCTGTCTGCGGTGTGGGCGTGCGTGCGTCTGCTCGCCGGTCTCGGCTCAACGTTGCCGCTCGACCAGCAGCGCACTCGTGGCGGGGTGACGGTGGAGGTGCCTCGCTCGGCGCTGTTCGATCAGCCGCAGCCTGACACGACGCTGTCGACGTGGCTCTATCAGGCGTGGTCGTCGCTGCTCACTGCCGGCAACGTGTACGGCCTCGTGACTGCGGTCGGCGGCAACGGGTATCCGACCTCGGTGGAGCTGGTCGACCCCGGCCTGGTGCAGTGGCGGCCGGAGGAGGACCGGGGCTGGTGCGCGGTCGTCGACAACGTCGAGCTCGAGCGCTGGCCGAACGGTCCGCTCTGGCACGTTCCGATCTTCACGATGCCGGGACAGCCCTTTGGTCTGTCGCCGATCCAGCACGCCAAGCAGACGATCACCGCCGGCCTGAGCGCCGAGCGCTTCGGCAGCGACTTCTTCCACGGCGGCGGTACACCGAATGCGATCCTCTACTCGGACACCGAGCTGACCGCCGACCAGGCGCAGGGCATCAAGGGTGCGTTCGTGCGGTCGACCGCCGGGAACCGGGAACCGATGGTCGTCGGTGCCGGTCTGCGCTACGAGCGGGTGTCGGTCGCACCTGACGAGGCGCAGTTCCTCGATGCGCAGCGGTTCACGGTCGAGCAGATCGCACGCATCTACGGTGTCGCACCGGAGATGATCGGTGGTGCCACGTCGGGGTCGTCGGTGACCTATGCGAACCGGGAGCAGCGGTCGCAGGACTTCCTGACGTTCGGTCTCATGCCGTACCTGGTGGCGCTCGAGGACGGCCTGTCTGCGCTCGTGCCGACGCCTGAGCGCATTCGCTTCAACGTGGACGGCGTGCTGCGTGCCGATCTGAGCACCCGCTACAACGCTCACGGCAGTGCCATCCGGTCCGGCTGGATGTCGATCAACGAGGTCCGAGCGCTCGAGGATCTGCCGCCGATCGACGACGGGGACGACTACCTGTGGCCGCCGTACCGGGCGTTCCCGGTGCCGGACGACACCGACATGGACGAGCCTGCAGAAGGCTCACCCGAGGACGAGGTCGAGGACATCGCCGAGGGTGTCGACGACGACGAGGCGGTGACCTGATGCCGTGGGAGATCGTGCAGGACGATCCTGCGTGTCCGGCATCCCGGCCGTTCGGTGTGCACAAGGTCGGCGACGGCGAGCTCGAGGGCTGCCACGCCAGCTACGCCGACGCCGACGATCAGATGTCGGCGCTCTACATGGCCGAGTCCGAGGACGACCAGCGTGCCGCCGACGACACCTACGAGCCGCCGCAGGGTGTGCAGGATGCGGCGCAGCGTGCGCTCGAGTGGATCGCCGAGGGTCTCGCAGGCGACGGGTTCACCGATGTGGGTCGTGCTCGTGCGTCGCAGCTGGCGAACGGCGAGCCGGTGAGCCGGGAGACGATCGGCCGCATGGCGAACTACTTCGGCCGCCACGCCAGCGACCGGGACGCCGAGGGCTTCAACAGCGGCGAGGACGGCTATCCGACTCCGGGCCGGGTGGCGTGGGACGCATGGGGTGGCGACGCCGGCAGGACCTGGTCGCAGGGGATCATCGATGCCGAGGAGGCATCTAGCATGGATCGTGGGGAGCACGACATGGACGCATACCACCGCACCGATGACGGCGTGACCGTGCCGGACCGTGAGGTTCGTCGGGTCGAGCGCCTGGAGCTGCGCCAGTCCGAGGACGGCCTGCCGGTGCTCGAGGGCTACGCCACGGTGTACGACTACCGCTACGACATCGGCGGCGGTCCCGACATGGGCGGGTTCACCGAGGTGATCGCTCGTGGCGCTGCGACCAAGTCTGCGCAGGAGGCCGACGTGCGCCTGCTGGCGAACCACACCGGCCTGCCGCTGGCACGCAGCAAGTCCGGCACGCTGGAGCTGTCCTCCGACGACATCGGCCTGAAGGTTCGGGCGACGCTCGATCCGAGCAACCCGGCGGCGCAGGAGGTGCGCTCGGCGATGGAGCGCGGCGACGTGGACCAGATGAGCTTCGCCTTCCGGGTCGTGCGTGACCAGTGGAACGCCGACTACTCGGAGCGCACCATCTCCGAGGTGAAGCTGTTCGACGTGAGCGTGGTGACCTACCCGGCGAACCCGGCCACGGTCGTGAAGCTGCGAGGCGACGACCAGCCGGCCGAGGACGCCGCCGAGGACGAACCCAAGGCGTCGGGCCGCAGCGTGGCGCAGGCTCGCCGCCAGGCGAGTGTCGATGCGTCCAAGCGACGCAGGTAGGCTGTACGCAAGGACTGCGCCGACGATCGGCCGCAGGACCCGCCGGAGCCAACGAAGGCCACCACGGGACCTGCACCGAGAGGTCACCCGGTTCGTCCCGATCCGATCTTCAACCCTGTGAGGTTCACCATGCTGGAGCAGATCCGCTCCCTGATCGCCAAGGCGCTCGACGACCGTGACGCCGCGTCCGAGGCCGTCGAGGCCATCCTGACCATCGCCGAGACCGAGGGCCGCTCCGAGCTGTCCGACGACGAGGCCACCAAGTTCGACGCCGCTCGCGCCGAGCTCCGCAGCATCGACGAGCGCATCGACGAGCTGACCGCTCGCGAGGCCGAGCTGGTCGAGCTCGAGGAGCGCAAGGCGAAGGCCGACGAGGCCCGCAAGGCGATCGGCGTGCCGACCGTCCGGGTCGGGCGCGAGGAGCCGACCTACCGGGCCGGTGGCGAGCAC